TTTAATATGTACAAGACTGTTGTGTATACTGTGTTTACGCTTACTGCCATTTTATATTTTTATATAAATACTAAAAAGGCGGCCGAAACCGCCTGTATATTAGTATCACTTGTTTTTATAGTTTTTTATCTATAGATTTATAGATTTCAACACCTTCATCTGTTTTAAGGAAAGCAGCAAAGGCTGAATATGGATTTTCATCAAATGGAACGTTCATTAGTTTTCTACCATTTGATCCCCATGTAAATGTTCTTTGGTCTGGAGATAAACTTATAATTCCAGCTTCAACAGCTCTAACAGCCACGTTTCTTAACTGCACGTTATCATCATTAGCTAACTCCATAAACAACTGTGGTTGTTGTTTAGCAAACAACATTAAATCTCTTTTAAGTTCTTTTGAACTCATATCAGAAACTTTAGAACCTAACTCAACTCTTAAAATAGCCTCAGCTTGGTCTACATCTATTTGTCTAGCCAAGTTTAATGCATCAATTTCATATTCTAAATAATCTAATTGATTTTCAGCTATTTGAACAGGTTTGTGTTCGTAATAAAGTATATCTTTTTTAGGGTGATAAAGAGAAAGCATTTTTTGTAAATTTTGTTGCTCTCTTGGCACTCTTAAAACACCGTCTTTAAAAACAATATGTCCTAAGGTTGATTCACCTTTTTGCTCTTCTTTCAATGGAGAGTTTTGGTTTACTGCGTATCTTAATTCTTTTTGAGTTGCAGTTTTTTCATCAAACCATAATAGTGGATATCTACGAGTATGCCTTGAATTTAAAGTAAATGTTATTGGTGTTTTATTACCTTTTAATAGATAAGTTCTATCTTTAATTTCCCATTCAGGTTTTTTTGGTTGTGGTGCAACTACTTTTTTAGTAGCTACAGGCTGAGGTGCAACCTCAACAGTTTCTTCTGCTTTAGCTTTTTTAGCCATAATATAATAAAATTAAATAGTTAATAATAAAAATCCTGAGGTCGCAAAACGCGACCTCAAGAATTTTAAGTTTTAATTATGCTCCTTTGAATAATACAAAGTTATTAGCACCTTGAACAACTAAACATCTTTCAGACAAGAAATGTACTTGCATAGCATCTAAGTCTGAAGTGAAAGCTCCTCCTACAGAACCAGTGATCCAGTTCTTCATACGGCGATCGTCAGCTTGTGAAGCTCGGTAACGAACGTGTAAGAAAGGTCTGCGAATATTAGTTCCTAAAATTTGATCGTAAACAGTTGAAGTTCCAGCTGGTACTAAAACACCATCAATTCCAGAAGTTGCAACACCTCCACGAGTTGAAGCATCGTTCAAATATTTCCAATCAGTTTTATAGAAATCGTAAGATCCTCTACGGAAGCCGCTAAATCCAAGATTTAAAGCCATTTCTTCAGAGTTTTCAAATAAACCGTAAGCAGTTCCTCCAGCTGTACCAGCAGAGATGTCAGCTAACATGTCATCGAAGTCTAAAGCAGTAGCTCTATTCAAGAAAAGCATGTTTTCTTCAATAGCTCCTTGAGTGTCTAAGTTTTTAAGAATGTTGTCAAAAGTAGCAAGTCTTTCACCAGCGGGATCTTGAGCAGCAGCTGAGAAACCAGTTACAGTGTTACCTCTTTCGTCAATAGCAGAGAAAAGACCTTGTGTACCTTTAACACTAACTGTAGATCCACCACCTTTTAACTCACCTTCAATAACAGCCATTTCTAAGTAATCTTCGAAACGTAAACGAGTTTCAGATTCTGCTTTTAAATACCAAAGGTATCCAGAAGTTCCATCTTCAGTAGCAACTTCAACCCACCCAATTTGAGCAGTATCAGAACCATTAACTTGGTAACGATCTCTAATAATGATTGGAGAGTTTGAATATTGTGTAAACTGAGGAGTTACAGACACTGGGTCATAACCTTGAGCAGCCCCACCTGTTCCAGTTCCTTTAGCATACTCAGAACCATATACAAATACTTTTAAAGTGCTTAAGTCAGCTAAATCTGGTTCACCAGCGCCTGCGCTATCTAAAGTAGCTTGAGTATATGGTTTTACAGTTAAAACAATGTTTCCAGTTTCACCGATAGTTCCAGTTTTACTTTCAACAAAACACTTAAGTTCATCGCCCGTTGCAGGGTTCATAACTACGATAGTAGCACTTTCACTGATAACACACTGTACGTCAGCCGACTGAGCGATAGTTAGAGTTGTCCCACCTGCGTTAGACACTACATTTTCGTAAGAAATATGCAAACGGTTTTGCTCTGACCATACAACTTGATCTGAAGTCATAGGCATTTCAGCGCCAACCATTCTTAAAAATCCAGATAACGTACGGTTTCCGTAACGCTCTACCTCAGCTTCGTAGATTTCTGGTAAATACTGCTGAGCAAAATCACTTGTACCATCTGTGAAGTTCAAGTAGTTTGTGTCCAAAGCCTGTTGTTTCTGACTTGGGATAATTGATCCAAATACTGGATCTACTGGTAATATAGCCATAATTTTTTAATTTTTTAGTTAAATCTTTTTGTTTTAATTTTTAGTTTTGTAGAATCTGCACCGGAAATAGCTCTAACTTTTAAGCCGTTTACAAAAACATCTCCAGAGTTTGAAGGTCTAGCTTTTGTGTCGCTCAAGTTTTTAGAATTATCTACAACTTGCTTAACAGCATCTGCCTTACCTTGCTCGTAGAAATGAGCCGCGATACGATCTACATTTTCTGCAGCATACATTGCTTTGTGATAACCAGAATAATCATTAACAGCGCCATTTGAATCTAGGAACTTCCCGATTAGGTTATTAATGTTAGACTGTTTTTCAGCAACAGCGTCAGTGTTTTGAATTTTATACCTGTACTTCTTATCACCTACGTTAATATCGAAACCTTCGAAATTTTCAGTGAAAAGCTTTTTAGTATTGTTTTTAAACTCTTCGTGCTGTTGTTTAGTAGCTTCTTGCTGCTTATTATATCGATTGAAAAAGTCCACAGCTTTTTGAGCTTCAGGATTTACATTTGATTTCAACTTGATATCAGCGTAATATTTTTCCTTAGTTTGCTCTAAAAAGTTTTTGGCTTTTGCAACTTCTTCTTTAAATGCAAGTTTTTTCTTGCGTATATCTCTATCTTCATCTAGGTCTTCGTCGTATTGAAACTCTTCCAACAACAACTCAACATCTGAATTATCAAGATATGGTTTTTCTTTTTTATAATATTCTTTTAACAAAGCGGTGTCATCTACGTTAGAATAATCTGCGTTTAATCTAACATAATCTTCTACGCTACCACCTGTTTCTTCCATAAAAGAAACTAGTTTTTCAATGTTTTCAGGTAGTTGTTTACCTAAAATCTTTTCGTCTCTTACAGCCTCTTTAAGTTCTTGCTCTACCTGCTTAACTTCTACTTCTTGCTTTTCTTCAATAACCTGTATTGGAGACTCTACTGTTTCTTCGGTGGCCCGTACTTCTTCAACCACTCCTTCGCTGTTGCTACTGTCTTTGGATTTTTCGACAACAGCATTGCTATCATTTGTCTCTTGTGCTTGAACGGCATTTTCTTTTGTTTTTTCTTCCTTAGGTATAACAACTTTTGTCACGTCTTGTTCTACCTTTTTTTGTTCGACTGGTTTTGAAAGATCTACTTTTACAACCTCGTCTTTTTTAACTAACTTTTTAGGTGTTTTTTTAGTTTTACCTTTTAAAGTAAATTCACCTTCTTGTTTTGTTTCTGTTGACATAATATAATATAATTTAAAAAATGTTATAGCATTACATAAATGCTCCTAAACCTTGATCTGGTTCGTTTTCAAAGTCTATAGGTAAACCATCGTTTTTTCTTTGGCTTATCATTTCACTTTGTTGTGTTGCTTGTATTTTTGTTCTTTTATCTTTACGGTCTTCTTTAAAAGCTTCTTTTTGATTAACAACTTGCATTTCCATTTGCTTAAGCTGCATGTCATATTGGAATTGTCTCTCCATTTCCTGCTGCTTAATGAATGAAGCTTGCTCCATTTTTTTAATGTCCATAGCTGTTTTAGCTTGTTCTAATTGAACTTTAGAACCAGATATAGCTTCTTGTTTTTGAACTTCCGCCATAGCTGTTCTTTCAGCTGTCTGAGCTTGAGCGTCTGCTTGTGCAGCAATATTAGCTTGTTGAGCTTTTTGATCTCTCTCTGTTTTAACCTTACGCTTAATCTTCAACATTTGATTAGCTAGTTTAAGGTTTTTAATTTGACGTATATCAATAGCGTCTTCAAGATCAATACCTCCAGACTGTAATGCAACTTGTATGTTTTGCTCTAGTTGAGCTTTCTCTTCTTCGTCAGGCTCTAACTCTAAGAAAATACCAAAATCGTGCAAATTTAAATCTACAATCTCATCTAGTGATTTTATATTATAATTAGATACTGCATTTTGCAACGATGCTCTTGTTAATGGAAATCTAAGCGCATCACCTATTTTAAGAGATACATTTTCAGCTAACTTTAGAGTTAAAAATAAACTAGACTGAACAATGTGTCTTGTAGCTACATTTGACGCATTAGCTGCTAGTTTCTGTAAACCTACTAATGTGGATTTGTCAGGTGTACTACCGTCTCTAGCTTCGTTTAATCCCGTCACGTCGCGTATCATTTGTAAATAGTATTGATACGTTTGTATTAAACTTTGTATTTTACCGTAACCATTAGAGCTGCTAAGTTCTTGAACAGGAACTTTGCCGTGATTCATTTCACCATCTTGTGTCAATGATCTACCAACTATAGAACCAGTTTGAAAATACATATTCAACGCTTCAGCTGGGTTGTAGTTTGTACCATTACCAAGATCAACCTCTGCTAAACCGTCCATATCAAGATAAACACCATCTGGCACCATTCTTGATAATACTTGCTGTAGTTTTAAATGCGTTATTTGAATCATATCAGCAAAACCTATACATTTGCTTACTATTGATTCAATTCTACCTTTATACATTCTAGGAGCGCAAATAGCATAATTCATAGCTACTTTAGTAGTGTCAGCGTATGGTCTTGACATATTCTCAGCTAACTCCCATTTTAACATAGTATCAGTTCCTAAAACAACAGCTCCATTATATAAAACTTCTATTGTTCTTGATACTCTTTCAAAAATATCACTTTCTGGCGGATTAAAAGTATCTGGCTTTTCAATAGCCTTCATTAATCCTTGATCTGTGTTTTTTATTTTAAAAACTTGATTGTGATAAGTTTTATAATCAAAATACATAACTTGCACGGTGTTTTCATCATAATCACCCCAACCAGTTATATAAGATCTATTTCCAGGCATATTTTGAATACGCTCTAATTCTTTTTCAGATATATATGGGAACTCTTTTTTGAGTTCTGGTATTGTTATAGCTTTAACTTCACCTACGTAATATATGTCTTCAAAGTTTGGATCTTCTGTATATGAATAAACCATATAAGCAGGATCAACATAATCAACTTTAATTCCTTCAGCGGTATTGAAACTAGTTTTAGCAGCTGCTATACCTAGCACAGCTAAATCCATATTTAATCTACGTCTTACTAAATCATATTTATTTTGAGCGAAAACAGTTGATATGCTTTCTTCTTCAGCTATTTCTATAGACTGCTTATAACTAAGCTGCATTTTA